AGATTTCCAACTGCGATAACTTCCTCATTGTTTAACCGAATACGGTCAACATCAATTTGTCTGCCATTTGCTGTTTTGTATACGTTTGCCATAAATTTACCTCATACTATAGGTAATATTTATGCAATGTCAGTGGTTGCGGTAAATAATTCTACCTTTTGTGTTGTCGTATACTGACATTTCAACTGATACTTTGTCGCCAAGTAAGACGTTGATTGTATTTTGACGTAACTTTCCGCCCAAATACGCGATGATTTTGTGTTGGGTATCATCTAAAACTACCCTAAATGTAGCGTTTGGCAGCACTTCAGTCACAGTGCCATCAAATTTCATACTATCCTCTTTTGCCAAGTAATGTTCTCCTATGTTAGTGAATTAGTTATTTATCTTGACCAACCCTGGGTCGCAAAACTTTCGCTTTGGAAGCGGCATTTTTGGCTTTTCGCCCTTTGACCATTTTAGAAAGTTGGGCATGTTGTTTCTCGCATTCGCTCACAGCATCAATGAGAGTTTGAGAAAAATTCAAGGTTTGCTGTTTAGTAAGTAAAACAGTTGCATGTGATTTAACATATCCGTGAACCAACACGTCCCACATTACTGTGGCGCGGTGATGAATAGCGTTAACTAAATGCTTTAAACTTTGAATAAACCATAGTTCATTATATGTCACTCGCCAAACCTCATTCCAATAATGTGATTTTACGTCAACATCAAACGATGTCTGAATAATTCCATCTTCAACTTCAACCATAACATCAATTTCATTATCACAATGACATTCGCAGGGAACTCGAAACATCTTCATGTCTGGGTAATCTTTGAATGCCATAACTCCTTCAGCTGGTTTTTGTGGTGTCATTTTACAATCTCCTTATCCATTACTAATGCCAATGCATTAAAATTTTCTGACATAACCATCACTGGGGTGTCATTGAATGTAGATTTGATTTTTTCGGCAATTTCAGCCATTGATGCCGACTGAAATAAAAATTCTTTAGTCCCGCCACGATACACCAAAAACTGAGACTGGTTGGTAGTGGTATTCACTAACTCAGTAAGATGTAACACGACTACTTCTTTAACGGTAGAGTTGATGCCTGCAACATAATCTTTCATCCCCAACACATTTCTGACAAAACTGAAGGCATAAAATATGCAGTACCCCAGTACAAACCCAGTGATAATTTCAATAATTAGTTCCATAGTTTTCTCCGCAGTGAAATTAGTCGGTGTAACATTTCATCCTCTTCTTTCTCCCATTGCTTTTCTATTTCGTCTACCCGTCTGTTAAACAAATCATACTTGGCTTGTTCTTCTTGGTTCAATATCTTGCGAAAGGAAAATAAGTTTTTGGTATCGTATTTATCGCGCATCTCGTCGAGAAATTGTGCTAATCCGCTCTCTACTATAGCATCACCACGGTTTGGGTAAATCTCATTCCACCATGAGTATAGTACAATTTTTTCAAACGTGGTATACTTGGCCTCAGCATCCATATCTTCTGCTAACATAGTTTTAAGATGCTGCCTCCCAAGCTCAGGACTTCTCCAAGGCTTGAAAAAAATATCTTGATACCACGGTACCTGATCTTCTCTGGTACCGGTACTTTCATTATATGCTGTAGTTTCAAAGTATGCCTCGCCACGCTCAATGTTATCATTGAACGTATCAAATAGACTATAAAGCACTCGCGTTTCAAACGAATGATTTCTACCAACCTTGAGTCGTGATGGCAAACAATGAGTTTGACATTTCCGATTTATAATGTACGTGCTGGCGTCTTCGAAGTACCCTACTGTGTGATTAGTCACCCATTCAAGTTTTCGCGGCAATTTTTCAGTCACCCAATAAACGATCGGATGTTCTTTTTGCGCAGTTTCTCGCCATTTTTCCCAATCGTCCCAAGTTGCGGCCGTTGGCTTGTTCAGCGAGAACAAGTTACGAATATACTTGACTACCCGTGTCTGGGCATACCCGCGACTAGGATGAAATTTACTCATAGCATCGTCCCACTGTCTTTTTAGACTACTCATCAATTTGCACTGCTGACCATTCACAATTGAATAGCCAGCGAGCCTCGTCAACTCGCACCTGAGTCGCGCATGACTGAGCGATCACAGTCTTGACCATTTCCAGCACTTCTGTTGACTGGTACGCAGTAAACATTGAGTACAAGAATTTATGATACTTGGGTTCTTGCTTTTGCACGAACTCAACCGCATAAGTCTTGCGATCTATAGTAAACTGGTCGCCATCCTTGCGCAATGCCATCAACTTGTTCACAGTAGTCATCACACCATGCCAAAACTTTTCTTCAAAATTTTGCAACCGTTGTAAGTCACTGTGATCCAAGAACGCTTTCACGTCGTCAATTTTTTCGTTGACAATCAAGTCAATGACGTTCTTTTCGCGACCAATCATGTCCTTTGCTTTATGCTTGCGAACATAATCCTCAGCCTTGACTTTTACCATGTGCCCATCGTCAAACCGCACCACAAACCCCTCGCACCCAACCATGGGCGAAGTTTGATCAATCAATGCTTGCATATTAGCCGCAGTACCAGCGTATGCCTTTACCAACGGAATATCGCGAAAATCTGCAATTACTTGCTTCAATTTTTCGTAGGTATAATACTTGCCAGTGACATTGTCGCGAATTGCAATCAACGTTAACTGATCCTCGGGATAGTCAATCACGATCGTTTGTTTGCGTGACGTCCATTCAAAGATGGGGGTAGCGTTCAGGTTAGCACACGCTTGAGCCAACAAGATATACTCTTCACGCACCGACACAAATTCTTCAACAGGCAACGCGACCGCAGTTACACCCATCTTGGTGCCCCAACGAATCCCATTGGCAGTAAACACAGGGGTGATCATCGATCCATCCAACTTTTCCAGGATGACGTGAGGCTTGGTGAAGTCAATGCCCCCAACTTGGGTTTCTTCTTTTTCGTTGACATTGAAGAATTTATGCAGCCGGCGATGCAAAATTTCGCCAGTCGAAGTCTTAAAAATCATCCCGCGCAGTTCACGCAGAATAGCATCATCAGCAGTGCGTACCGGGGGAAAAGTATCAGCAGTCTGCACTACGTAGTTGATCACAGTGTAGTCGCCGTCTTTTTCGGACACGATGAACTCTGGCTTATCCTTGATCAAAGGTAGCACTTGAGAGATGTGAGTGATAGTAGGAAATTCGTAATGCATGATTATTTCAATAAATCAAATAGGTTGCCAAGATACCAAACTAATTGGGTTTTTGACCGCCCAACTGTTTTTTTAGGGACAATAGCAGGGTTGGCAATTTCAACGGCATTCTTTATGCAATTTTCAAAACCATTCCAGTACGTATCCCATGTATCAGCAGATTTGTATGTCTTTGTACCATCAAAGTGTATGTAAAATTTACCCTTCACTTCTTTTGAAGTAACAGTAACGCGCAACGGAGCCAAAATTTCTGCTATTGCGCTAACATCTAATTTTGATTCTGATGTCATACTGTTACTCAAAAATCACCAGGGGCAACTTGCATACAGCGGATGCCGTGTCTGCGCCACATATCTACGACTTGCGTTCTGTCGTCGAAGACCATAAATGGCTCGCCAAAATCTTTTCTGATTTGCTCAAGAAGTTCTTGCTTGATGATGTAATCTTGACGACTATCTTTTGCAGGCCGCATATACAGCTTTTCGTATGTAATCTTGTTGTCAGCGAGCCATTTTTCAGTGGTCGCACGATTTTCACTGCCGCGCCCAGATGCGATCAGCATGATGGTGTCATCACGACTCTCGAACATTGAGTACAACCACAGTATATCTTCATACACAGTGTCATTCACCATCCCACGATTGAATGCGGGCCAGTTTTTGGGGCGAGATTGGACGAACGCCCGACGATGGTTGATGTTGGCGATCGTACCATCCACGTCAAAAACTATCACCTTTTTCATAAATCTTCCTAAGTTATGCTGTATTATAGCAGATTATAATCAAGTTGTCAAGAAAATGATAAATAAAAGTGCAGTTCGCGGAATTGGCGTTCCCAACTGCTCTAACACTCATGGAGGAGTATCAGCATGTCAGTATTTACCCCAACTTGGCTTTATATCAAACAACATAATCAAACAGGATTAAAATATTTTGGTAAAACAATAAGGAATGATCCATATAAGTATCCTGGTTCCGGAACATATTGGAGAAATCACTTAAAAATTCACGGTAATGATGTGACCACAGTGTGGTGTAAATTATTCACTGATCAAGTTGATCTAATAGAGTTTGCTATGGAATTTTCATTAACAAATGATATAACAAATTCAAAAGATTGGGCAAATATACTGTTAGAAAATGGTTTGACTGGCACTGTGCCGGGCCGAAAAATGTCTGAATCCACTAAAGCGAAATTAAGAGATCGGATTGTAACTGATGAAACTCGGCAAAAAATGTCGATGAGTCGGAAAGGGACGCAACTTGGTTGTAAAAACAATAATTATGGGCATTATTGGTCGCAGGACCAAAAAGATCATATGTCAAAAATTAATAAAGGAAGATTGGTTGGCAGTAAAAATCCTTCTTGCTACCCTGAAGTTCGTAAAAAACGAGCGTTACAATGGGTTAATCATAATCCATCAAAAGGAAAAAGTTGGATTACCACTGGGGATAAAGAAATGTTAGTCTTTCGTGACGAATTATCGAAATGGTATGCTGCTGGGTGGGTAAAAGGAAGAGTTGTGACGCAAAAAATGCGAGATACTATGTCAATGATGCGAAAAGGTAACCCGCCTTGGAATAAAAAGAAAAGAACCGATTGAATTATAACGCAAATTGGGGGAAATGTCAAGAATTATTTTGATTTTTCAGCAAACAAGTTGAACGCAATGGTTTCATTATGTTTGTGAGTTATGATGGCGTCTGCGAATAACTGAATTTGTGCTAATGCAGAGTCCGCGTCATTTTTTGCAGTTTCTATTATCTGTTTTGATAACCGAGTAAACTCGGCGTGAATATTGGCATGACTTTGCAAATCTGGGTAACCAACATCTTTCATCCATCGCTCTTCATGTTGAAAATGAGTCGTCATCATAGAGTATAATTCATGCAGCCAAAATAGGATCTCACTCTTTTCCGTAGGGATAGAGGTGATATGATCGGTGAGTTTTTTGTGCTTACGATCATTTATAACGAGGTATTCTTTGACTTGCATACCATTATTTATCTATCCTCCCTCAATTTCCCCTTCTGGAGTGACAATAATTACCCGGGTAAACCCTTCAAGGCGGGTCGGGCGCTGATAAGTTTTCCCCATAGTTTCACAGATGTTAGGGTCAATAGCTTTCCCAGTTTCAGCTTCACGCTGCTTGCGACGGCTTTCAAGAATGCCAGTGGGAATTTCAAACGCGACCGCAGTAACATCGTATCCAGCGTCAAGAAGACGGTTCAACTTCGCACGACGCGATTTCATTGACAGGTTGGTTTGATCCCAGATCAAATTTTGGGAGTCAGCCAAAAATTTGTTGATCTGGGTTTCCATGTTCTTGGTAGCTTCACCGATCGTAGCCTTAAACACATCACCGTAGGTCTTCCCCAACAGTTTGGCAGTGTTTTCAATGTACGCGTCAGTGGATGCAAGTTGGAACCCATTCTTGGTAAGAAATGGCTCTGCCCAAGTTGATTTTCCTGATCCAGGAACCCCAACCAGCATATAGGCGATAGGTTTTAAGTGCTTCATGCTGCGAATTATAACTGAATTATGTTAAAAAGTCAAGAAAAATGAGTAAAAAATGCTATTTTTTGCTATATTTGCATAAATGTAACAGAGTTGAGTATGCTGAATACGCTTCCGCTACTGCTGGGACTTCGTCTCTGATCGCTTTTTCTTGCGCTGCTGAATCTAACATTGCCTCAAACAAGGTACGAAAGCCAGAACTGTATTCGTGATTGAAATAAGTAGCCTCAATTTTGGCCATCAACTCTAATTTACTCAGTGGAATTTCAAGGGTTACTAATGGTTCGGTCTCAATAACGCTAATAGTAGTTATAACAGATTTATCTAACGGGTCGTTGAAGTATTCGTTTTTTGTCAACTTCGGAGTTCGTCTATTACTGTCAAGTATGTTGATCTTATACTTGTCACAAAATGACTTCAACTGCTCCTTGAAAGTGAAATCCATTATTTTTTCTTTGCCTGATCCATTACTAACGCTTCCATTGTCTTATACTGTTCATATAAGTCTTGAAGCGCGGTATATTTTTCAAGTAGTTCTGGATCTGGCACTAAAATACTGAGTCTTTTTTCAATTTGGACAAAAATGTCAGTTAAACTGCGACCATTGACTTGCGCGTAACTGAGGTCAATATTAGCATTGTTAAATGAGGTTGGTGAGGTTCCAATGGTGTTAACAGTATATATTGGTTGTCCGGATTGTCCGGATTGTGGGTAATAATAAGTGTTGTTCATAGGTAGATTATTACAATTACAGCCTATAAAGTCAAATTATTTGACCACCAAAATTAGTGTCTTACTTCCCATTCAACAACAAAATCTGGGCACTCGTAAAAAAAATGAGGGTCTAAATTCTTTGCGCCTGCATCCAGTTCAAGGACGTCAGATATCGTGCCAGTGTCAAAATTAAAATCCATAGTAAAACTCCGTAGGTTATACCATTATTTATCTTTGACACGCAAAGGAATGGGCTGTAATTCACAGCCCATATTCGAGTTATACTGAGATTTTGAAGTTTGGGTCCCACCCAGTTTTTTCATCATACGACATGCGGTGATAACCGTATGGGTTACAGACAACACGGGTATAATCCCCTACCATGTAATCAAACGTTGTATGGGTATGACCATGTAAAGGATAAATAAGTGTAGGAGATACAATGATCTACTTATACCTTAAAACTCACAACAAAACAGGGCTAAAGTATTTAGGAAAGACAATTCGCGATCCATTTAAATATAAAGGGTCAGGAAAATATTGGCTTCGGCACTTAGCAAAGCACGGTGATGATGTTACTACTGAGATATTGTTTTCGGCAAATGATAAAAAAGAGATTACTGAAAAAGGTCTTTATTATTCAACATTGCTCAATGTCGTCGAAAGTTCTGATTTTGCTAATCTGCGTCCTGAATCCGGTGATGGGGGTGATACCTTAACGTATCATCCTAACTTAAACGAAATTAAACACCAAGCTAAGGAAAGAGGTAAAAAGGCTAAATGGTGGAATAACGGCATTACTCAATGCTTTCGTGAAATACCCCCAGATTCTTCATATGTTCACGGTCGTGGTCAGTTTAACAATGTTGGCGCTGCTCTTGGGGCAGCAGTCAATAAGGAGCGGCATTGGATCAATGATGGAACTACTGAGATAATGGTTTCTAAAAATACAGTATTGCCTGGTTACTCAGTAGGGCGACTACTGCATAAAGCGTTTGCAGGTGGCGATGGTAGACATTCTGCCAAAGGAACATTCTGGTGGAATAACGGCGTTATAGCAGTTATGGCAAAAGAGCCACCAAATGACTCTTTTGTCAAAGGCCGCCTGCCTAAGGATTAAGCCAATTGTAGTCGTCATCTACTTCCTCGTGTGTTGGCATTGCATCAAGGTTAACTATAGTATTTGGGTTCCACCCAGTTTTCTCATCATACGACATGCTGTGATACCCGTATGGATTACAGACAACTAATGTATCACCAACATAATAACGATATCTATGATGCATATGGCCGCAAACCCAAAGGTTGATTCGTGGGTGGTCAAGAATAAAATCGTCAAGTCTACTGTAAAAACCACCGTTCATCAGATAATCAGCACAAAATTCTGGGGCAATACTCATGCCAGTTGGGGCATGATGCGAGATCACCACTACTTTCTTGTCAATAAGAGTTGGCAATTCAAGAACAGTCTTGAAATACTGCATGGTCTGATAATGAATGGCTTCAGCGTCAGCTGGGCTAAATTTGATGTAATTACCGTTGACCAATCGTCGCACACAGATGAAATCGTTCATCCCAGATTTGAGATGCTGACGAGTCAGTGGATCACCCTTGTTCATGTCAGTCCAGGTAGTTGCTCCAATGAATACAGTGTCACCAAGAGTGAAGGTATCATTTTCCAGAAAATGAAAATTATCTGGGATGTTATCCTTGATATTTTGGAACGTCTTATGGTAGGTATTACGATAATGCTCGTGATTTCCAGCGACATAAATTATATGCTCATATTTCTTTGAACACTGATCAACCAAAAATAGCCCTACTTTTTGTTTCGTTGATAGATTCAAAAATGGGGTAGCGCGAAACGTATCAAGTTCAGCATCAGTAAATTTTTTGAAGTTACGAGCTTCAGACAAATCGCCCGCAATAATCAACACTTCGCCACCGGGCAAAACAGGATGCTCGGGCGTCATGTCAAGGTGTAAATCTGAAATTACTGAAATGTCCATAATATACCAAAAAAATGGGTAGGAAAACGCTCCTACCCACACTATTTAGCAGTGAGAAATCACTGTGCTAAATTACAGCGTCACCATCTTGCGGCTACCTGTCACATCACGAGCAGTGATGGAATAGGCATGAGCGCCACGATAGTTGACACGAGTCTTAACGTTCAAACCAGCTTGACGCAGTTCCGTCATACGAGCACGAAGATTTTTGATGCCAAATTTCGCACGAGCCTGGGCTGCGGTCAATTCAATGCCCTTGCCGCGCAGGGTAGTTTCCAAGAGTTGGTTTTGGGTTAGTTTTTGTGTAGTTTCTGCCATTTTGTTTTCCTTTAAGTTAGTGGTTGGTTTTACAACCTGTGTCTATAATAACAAAACTGTAGGGTAAAATCAACAGTTTTTTCAACTATTTTAACCAAAATTCTTGATCTGGCTAAATACTGTATTACCCGGAGTTATTTTATATGGCAACACAAAT